GTATGTAAGTTATCAGCAAAATCATGGCCGCCCCAAAAAATAATCAATTTTGGAAGTTAAGGAGTAAGCACGGACGGGATAAGATTTTTGCTACTCCCAAATTATTATGGGAAGCTGCGTGCGAGTACTTTGAATGGTGCGAAAAGAATCCCCTCATTGAAATCGACTTCAAAGGAAGCGGTGCCAGGAAGGTAAACATCCCTCACATGCGACCCTTCACGATTCAAGGATTATGTCTTTACGTTGACTGTGGAGTAGACTTTTTCAGGAATTTTAAGAATGACTTACCCGAAAAGGACAAAGATTTTCTCCCGATCATAGAGGCTATCGAACAAACAATATACAATCAGAAGTTTTCTGGTGCTGCTGCAGGCTTCCTGAACCCTAACATCATCGCACGTGATCTTGGCCTGAAGGATAGCATAGATCACACGACGAAGGGTGATAAAATTCAACAGCCTCCACCTATTAACGTATTCAATACTGCTCCACCCCTGGCCGGTAGTGAAGATAAGATTGATGGAAAATAATGTTCAACTGTGGCCCAGTCTTTCACGAAAATTATAAGTCCACCGCCGACGTAGTTATCAATCAAGGTGGCACTGATTCAGGAAAGACTGTCGCCATCATGCAGCTGTTGACGCTCATTGCAGCAACGACAAAGCCTCCAATATCTGACCCGATTATTACCATCCTAAGCGAGAGCGTTCCCAACTCAAAGAAAGGAGCCTACCGCGTTTTTAAATCCATTGCCAGTAATAACAAGTACGTTCAGCAAGCTATCCTAAGCTGGAATGAAACGGATCGGGTAATTACTTTTAAGAATGGATGGTTCATGGAGTTCATCGGTGCAACGGATGAGCAGAACGCCAAGCAAGGCAAACGTCAATACCTCTTCGTCAATGAAGCGAACGGTGTACCCTGGCCAATCTTCTGGCAGATGGCGAAGCGTACCAGAATACGGACCTTCATCGACTACAATCCATCTGCGCCTTTCTGGGCGCACGACAAGCTGATTGGAACGCTCCCCGAAAGCAATGATCTGGGCGCAACGGTTCAACTTATTATCAGCGACCACCGGCATAATCCGTTCCTATCTGAGAAAGACCACGCTAAAACTGAAGGCATTAAGGATCCAGAGCTATGGAAAGTCTACGCACGGGGTATGACTGGAAATCTCTCAGGCCTCATTTACCCGAACTGGAAACAAATACCAGATGCTGATTTCCCATGGGATGAACAGAAGTTCGGAGCACTCGACTTTGGATACACCAATGATCCAACAGCCGGAAGCAGGATGTGTCGTATCGCAAATAAAATATTTGTTCATGAGCTGTGCTATACCCCTGGTATCACGCCCATTCAGTTAAAACAAATTTTTACAGCACAGGGATTCACCGGAAATGATCCTATCTATTGCGAGCATGACGGCGACATGATCAGGCAGCTTCGAACACTTGGGTTACTGTCGATCGCTGCACGTAAAGGACCTGGTAGCATCAACGCTGGGATTCTCAAAGTGAATGAATACGAGGTTTTCTACACAGCATCCTCAAAAAATATTGACTTCGAACGGAAGCGGTACATGTTTATTAAAGATCCTGTAACGGGAAAGTTCACCAACACGCCCGTTGACCTTGACAATCACCATATGGACGAAATCCGAATGGGGGTCTATACGCATTACTACCGTGCGGCATAAAAAGGGTAGCGTGCATCGCTACCCTTTTTCAGTAAATGAAACCTCACATCAATTTGAACGATGGACTAAGTTAAAAAATAATTGTTGTACTAATAATTGCTTTGCCAATTATTTATTTTATCCTTTGTAAAAGAAATTGCGTTAACGATTTTTTCATAGCCTATGTTTGATCTTTTCTGGGCTGTATTCTTTGGTGTGCTTGCCGCAAAGCTGGCCGAATGGCTGATCGTTTCAACGGTAAGACACTTCCGTAAATGAGAGGCTCATTTGCATCTACATTGTTCGGAACCATTGCCGGACCTTCAGGATTAGCCACTATCCCTTCTAATATTGACTTCATTCCCTTAGATAGTAAAGGCAAAACCATTCAGATAAAAGGAGACAACGCATCGTGGCTTGGACTCAAAAATAAGCTGATGCAGAAGTATGCTTACGAATACTGCTACCCCCTCTCCTCAGTAATTGATCGACTGGCGGAGTATGACATTTCGGGAACGATAGAGATTTTGCGCCTCGGCGGGAAAGGTAAAGATGATTATCTGACCAACACGTGGGCTACGTTGATGAATGCGCGATTAGCACAGCCTAACCCATTACAAAGCTGGGAGCAATTCAGGGGGCAGCAAGTGGTTTACAAAAAGGTATTTGGGTTTTGCCCCGTGTTTCCTGTTGTGCCTGCTGGAATGGGTCCTGAGTACTGCACATCAATGATTAACATACCCCCATGGCTATTCGACGCAAAGTCAACCAAGGAAATACTTTTCAAGAGTTCACTAAATGAAATTGTAAAAGAATACACCGTAACCATTTTAGGGGAGTCGTTCACGCTCACCTCAGACCAAGTCTTCATTTTAGAAGATTCTTTTTTTCAGGATGAGGATACAGATTTTGTTTTACCTCAATCGCGGCTTGTGGGGCTGGACATGGCCATTTCAAACATTTGTGCCGGCATGGAAGCCGATAATGTTCTGTTAAAGAAAAAAGGTCCGCTCGGGGTATGGTCACACGATGCGGCGGCTACCAAAGATTCAGTTGCAGGATATCTACCTATGACGTCAGATGAGAAAGCAGAGTTGCAAGCTTCGCTTCAGCAATACGGTTTATCTCTCGCACAGTGGCAGCATCTTATCTCTCGTACAGCGGTAAAATATGTCGCTGCATCATACAACGTCACTGAGCTTGGCACAAAGGCCACTATAGTATCTGGAGAGAAAGCCATCTGCCATCGTTTCGGATTTCCTTACGTACTCTACGAAGAAACTGACACCACGTTCGCCAACGGTACCAATGCTGCAAAAGGCGTATTCCAAAACAACATCATTCCAAACAACAAAAAGGATCTGACAAAATATGAGAAGTTCTTCAAAGCTAAGGAGAACAACGCAAGAATAACGTGCGATTACAGCACACACGCTGTGCTGCAGGAAGATGAACTAGCCAAGGCTAATGCCAAACTAGCGCTCAATAATGCCCTCGAAAAAGAGTGGCTTAACAATATGATTACACGCAATCAGTATTTAACCGCATTGGGTTATGACACCCTGCCCGGTGAAACCGGAAACGTGTATTACAGGGATGAGAAGCAAGCAGAACCAAAATTAAAAATAGAACAAGATGAAACCGCTCCACCCAAAGATCAAGCAGCTTAAACTAAGAGCTACACCTATGATGAGTTCGAGCTATGTGAATGCACAGGGCGAACTTGTGGATTTTAAAATCGCTGTTCCCGCTGACAGAACAGTCGAAGGGTACCTCGCGGTGTGGGGACGTAAGGACGATTATGGTACTGTGCCGGTTCGCGGATGCTTTGCAAAATCTATCCAAGAACGTGGACCAAAGTCTGCCAGCAAATATAAAATCGTCATGCTATGGCAGCATAAGCTTGATGAGCCTATCGGTCAGTTCGTGGAGTTGGAGGAGGATGATTATGGTTTGCGCTTTAAAGCTGTGTTAGACGATGTGCCCACGGCTGACCGAGCCTTGAAACAAATTCGATCGGGCACTATAAATCAATTTTCGTACGGCTTCGATTACGTGTGGGATAAGATGACCTACAATGAAGAGATGGATGCAATTCTTATGTATGAATGTGCTCTCTATGAAGGATCTGCCTGCACGTTAGGGGCCGAAACTGAAACGTTTGCCATCAGAGCAAAACAAAACTTTGAGCAGGTAGCGGAAGAGTTGCAAGAAGAGATGGATGACTTCATCAAGACAATTCCCCGCCGTCAACAACTTGAATTAAGGCAATTACTTACAAAACATATTTCACTCTACTCTCTCAAGCCGGATAGCAATCGCGCGAAGCCACTTGATGGAGACGAAGAGCCGGATGCGTCCCTTGTGGTAGGCGATTTAAAAATAAACGTAAACAATTTTTAACAATGAAAAGAAACGGATTTAGAAATCGGTTTATCGCGCTCCACCCATTTGTAAAATTTCAGATTGGGGCAAGGTTCGCGTTATTCTGTTTGTTCATGCTTACCATGAACTGGGTTGGCGCACTATTCGCACTATTCACGCCGATCTTCCATCCAATGAGCCAGGCTCTTGGATTCAAGGCGCAATTTGATAAGACAGGCTTAACAGGTGATGAGCTTAAACTCATTGAGAAGCTTGAAACCAGAATGAAAGATTTCCCTGATGCTCCAAAAAAAGAGGATCTCGTTAAGGAAGTTCGCGCAACCATGCTAAAAGACTTTGTTGATGAAGAGGGGAAACCAACATTCGACATTAATAAGCTGAAAGAAATGCTTGGCGATGACGATAAAGGAATCAGGTCTATCGTTATCAAACAAGGCGAAAAGATTGCAGAGCTTGCCGCTGCAGGTGGAAAGAAATCAGAAGATCTTTCTATTCGCGCATCAGTTGCCGCATGGGTTGAGAAAAACAAAGATGTTCTTGATGCCATTCGCAATGGTCAAAAAAGAGAGCTACCTCCTTTAGAAATCCGCGCTGCCGCTTCTCCTATGACGCCAGCAAATATGCTGACTAATACAATAACTGTTAACGCAGGAGTTGTACCGCAGTTCGAAGCAGGTGTAAGGGATTTGCGCAGAATTCAACCTACTTTCTTTGATTACATTCCTAAAGGACGTACGTCACAAGCTGCTTATTCATGGGTAAACAAGAAAGTTGATGCTGACACCGGCGAGGCTGCTTTCATCGGCCCAGGTGTTGCAAAACCCGGTATCTCTTTCAGGTTGGAACGTGAAGTATCGAATGCAAAAAAGATCGCTGTAAGCGGAAAGCTCGCTACTGAACTTTTGCAGGATGTTGACGGAATGGATTCAATGATGAGGGGCGAAATGTCTTACCGCTTAAAATCCAAAGCAAACACAACCTTAATGACTGGCGTGTTAAGCGCTACAGTACCAGCAGGTATTCAAACGATATCCGTTCCTTATTCACTTGTAGGAGTTGAGACAACCAACCCGAATAACTTTGACGTGATTCGTGCCGCTGTTGCTCAATTGGCCGTTGGTTTCTTTCAAGGTCTTCCTGTAACTGTATTCATTAATCCAGTGGATGCAGCAAATATGGATTTGACAAAAGCAATTTCTCAAGGAACTTATTTGTTACCTCCTTTCTCCACTTCCGATGGACGTCAAATAGCCGGAGCGTTGGTAATTGAGGATAACAATATACCCGCTGGATCATTCCAAGCTGCTTGTCTTGATTTATTCACTTTCTTAATCTATAAGGA